GAGATTGATAGCACTGGCTATTACATTGCTTGCACGGCTTTCTATCACTAGATGGCGCTCTCGCTCAACATACATTGAATCTAATTCTTCTAACAAACTACGGGTGCGTTTTTGCATTTGAGTTGGTGGCCTTTGAGTTATTTATTTGATTCTAGTACACGCACCTGATTAGAGCAACAATGATATTGTAAATTAATCAACAAAATAAGGCGCTAGATCAGGAAAAATTGAACTAAAATTAGAGCCGCGGCGGTTATCTAATTCAGCAATTAATTTTTTAGTTTTTTGTTGATGTGTAATATTGTGTTCAAAAGAGCCAATGAAGTTTTGATACCAAGAATCTGTACTGTTCAATTCCAAGCATTTTTGCATTAATTCAACTGGCATTGAACCAAGTTCAAATTGGTTAAAAACATTATGCCGGTTCAAGTCTGTTGTATCACCTTCACGGTTAGTATTAAAATTTTTATTTTTCCAATTCAATAGTTCAGAATGGTGTAGTGCGTTTAGACAACTCATACAAGGTTGTATCGTAAACATCACATTGCTGGGCACGGTGTCACGATACCATAACATGTTATCTTCAACTTGATTCCACACAGCCCCATAACGAATGTATTCAAATCGTGAGCCTATATCATCTATGCTAAAAAATATCTTAACTAACCTGCATCTATTCCATAGTTCTTGTATTTGATTATTCACTCGCAATGTGCCATTGGTATTGTACCACACATAAATTTTATCTAACCCCACACGTTTATTGATATAGTTCAATATAATTTCGTGTGTGTTAGTAAACAACGGATCGCCGCCCCAGAAATGAATATTATCTAAATTACTAAGATCAAGATTATCTAGTATTTTAATAATATCTGGCTCAGCCAGTCTGACTGGAAACTGTTTTTTAGGAGTGTTTAATTCTAAACGCCATTGAGTACTAAGTTGAGGTCCGCAATAAACACAAGCAAGATTGCAGGTATTGTCAATTTCAAATTCTAACCCACGAGGTCCTGATAAATCTGTAGCCATAGAGTTATAACGTTGATTAACTCCGAAACGTCTACTAGAACCACCGTTCTGCTCCATATAGATACATTGACTACATGATTCAGGATCTAGTTTATCTTGTTTGTTTAACTCTCTGAGATCTTGTAGTTTTTTAGATTGCCATAGATTGGTTATTTCATTGGTACTGGTTGGATTTTTTGCCCAACAACATGGCGTAACTTGTACTCCGTTTGTGGTTAGTTTAATTGAAAGAGTGCTGTGTATATCGGCGCAAAAGTTGTTCATGATCAGTGTTATTTATTTTGAAGCACCGCACATGTCATTACAAATTACTAGTCGACCGTCTTCAAATGTGGGGATCGACCAGGTTTTTTCAATTTTGTTAAACCATGTCATGCAGTGTTCTAAACTGTGTTCTAGTGCATTATTTTCTTGCACAAAATCTCGAAACTGTGCATTTGCAGCCTCGTGGTAATTTCCGTGTCCATAAGTTTTTGGGCTGAATCCCAACCAACAACAAAGGGACACATCTCCTGTACTGGAAATATAAATTGATTTTTGTTTTTTAGCATAACAATCAATTTTTGTTGGAGATCGATTTGTCGTAATGTCTTTTAATAACACTTCATCCTGGGTGCGTGATTTCCAAAGCCGATCAAAATTAATTTCAACAGGACTACCTATTGTATGAGACAATTGCCTGTTTTTGTCAAACACCGGTGCTTGATTTCGCCCGCGATCTATCAGTTGAAATTTTTTAAATCCCAACTGTTGACTGAGTGCTTGTGCTGTAGATTGCTGATGTCGATTGTGATCAAAATCAATCATTTTCCACACAGCATTGCCCCCGGCCGCAATAAAAATTTTAGCATTTTGAATCACAGTTGAGTACAAAGTGTTTTGTCTATATAGACTGTGTGTGTCTTCTAAGCCGTCAAGGCAAAAAACTACCTCAACTCCCACGGTGGCTAGAGATTGCCAATACTCTTTGTTTCTTGCACCGGCATTGGTGCTGATCATGATTTTTAAAGTACTTGAACAAGATCTAAAATACTCAACAATTTCTACTGTTTCGGGATTCATAACAGCATCCCCAAAATTTCCATTTATATATATTTCATCAAGTTGCTGTACAAACTCACGTTGAAATATTTTCTTTGCCTCTTCCAATGTCATGTTATGTTCAACATATCCATCATTAAACTCGTAGCCGTAAAAGTTTCTAGGACATAGCGGGCAAGCCGCATTGCACAAACTAGAGATTTCTAAATGCACATGACGTATGTCGGCAAGATTATACATTGTTAAGATTGTTTGATTTGACCCAGCAATTGTTTGAGTTTTGCACTCTGAACATCTGCTGTGACTTTGGATGCCTCTAAATCAAAATCTTCTCGGGGCTGGGCACGTTCCCAAGGTGGTGTGCTAGATTCGCCTTCTTCAGCAGTTTTGACCTGACTCTTGGCCTTGATTGAATCCATGATACTGGGTCGGGCACCGCCGCGGAAGTTGTCTTTCTCATCTCCGCCTTCGTCTGTGATACGCATAGTTTCAATGTTGTATTCCAGGTCAATCTTTTGTCCAACACCTGTTGAACTACGCGACTTCATACATTGAATTTGATACTTGCCACGCTCTTTCATGGCACGACTAGTAAAGATACCGAACACATTATCTGCTGTGTTGATCTTGGAAATGCCACCTGAAATGTGCGAGTGGTCAAACTCTACTTCTTCAACAGCACTACGGTTCAACTGGCTTGCAGTGACCATTAGTACTGCCAACTCTTTGGCCAAGTTGCGAAGTTCTTCCGATACATACTTGTCTTTCACAAACAAGTCGTTGGGACTGACTTTGGCACTCACTGGCATCAACAAGTCCAAGTAGTCAATCATCACAAAGTCAACTTTCTTGCCTGTTTGAATTTGATACTCTTTCAAATAAGCACGAATGTCATTGATGTTGCTTTGTGCCGGCAGACCTTTAACTTGATAGTTACCACTCTTTTTGGCCACCAACTTGACCTTGAGTTCAGTTGTGTCCATATCCCGGCGAATGTCTTTGGTGCTCATGTTGGTTAGCATGGCATCTGTTCGCAAACTTGTGAGTTCTTCACTCAGTTCCAGTGTGATATAAACTCCACTCAAGCCTTGTTGTAACCAGTTTAGTGCAATGTTCATCATGACCAGACTCTTGCCTGAACCTGATCCACCGGCAAAAATGTTGAGTTCACCACGACTAAAGCCGCCATACAACAATCTATCCAGTTGTGGCCAGCCTGTGCTTACTTGCCCGCCCGAGTTAAAGTATTTCTCAATGCGAGCCTTGGGATCAGCAAAGTAATCCGTACCCATGTCTTTGGTAAGTGATATCTGTACAGCGTCTTTGATAAGTTTCTCAACAGGCTCAAACTCGCCCTTCTCCAGCAAGTCTGCTGACTTCAAAATAGCACGTTCAAGTTCTTGACGTCGGGTAAATGCTTCAAACTCGCCCATGAACCAATCAAAGTGACCTTCGTTCAAGTCTGGTACTGGTGCAAGTTTAACACCTGTGGTTGCAGAGATCTGTGCCCTGTCGGGCATGGTCTTGTGTTTGTCTGTGTGTTCTTTAATGAACTCAGCCGCTGGCCTTAGACTTCGGTCAAAGTTCTGCGGGTTATAGATATTAGATATTCGTATATAACTTTGTGCGTCCTCCAACATCATTTCTAAGAACAATCTCTGAACATCAAGCGAGTAATCTTTTAACAAGTTGTTTTTTCCTTAGTTCTATTTTGATTTTACTAGTTTCTCTTGCCTGCATAATAGTTAGCAAGGCTCCCAGTTTTCCTAACTTTATCACAGCGTCATTGACATCTTTGCAACCTTCAGGCCACTGAGGGATACTCACTGCCCAGCCCAGTTCCACAGCACGATCAATCAGGACTACTCCTGCGACATCTTGATCAGGCACCACAGTTACTTCACGTCCAAGACTGCGTATTAATCTTGCTTGGCTATCACTAATAGTATTGTGCATCACAGCAAGCCCGCCTATGCTTAGAGCGTCGAAGATACCTTCCATCACAAGCACATGTTGCCAGTTGGCATGTTGCAAGTCAGTACCAAACACATAGCCCGGTTGTGAATGATTGATGTACTTGGGTTGCTTGTTATCCAGGAACCTAGCAGTCCAACCAACCACTTTGTTGTCATGGGTAAAGGGCACCAAAACAAATGGCCTAACCCAATGAACGCCATCGTTCTTGATAGAAGTCATTATGGGAAAGTCTTCCGGAACACCACGTCGACGAATGTAATCCCAGTATGCAGGAAACTCGGGAGTAACTACTTCTGAGAATGGTGGGAAATCATCTGACTCTTCAAACTCTACACTACTGAGAACATTGAATACTCGTTGACGATCTTCTAGTATGCCGTGTATGCTACGATGCCGTAGGCTTTCGAGATTGAGCATTTCAATCTCATTGTCTGGCACACCCATCCAGGTGAGCAAACGTCGGGCTTTGAAACTAACAGTACGCCCTAGTACAAAACTGGCTGTGTATGAACAGTTAAAACAATGATAACTCCAACCTTGTTCAGTTGCTTTGATACCACCACGTCCACGCCGATCCGGGCTGTTGCCATTATGAGCACAACATACCGCATTGAAACTTAACCAGCCCTGTGGACTGGGTTTACGTTTCGCAGGTAGGTAAGCAAGGATATCTAGCATCTGTTGATTATAACAGAATCTATGGTAGAAATCAACTTGTCAGTAATCATTTGATGCCCAATTTCGTTAGGGTGACCGCCGGGCATGATCAATTCTCTCTTTTGATTGCCAGGATGATCGCGAAACCACATGGTGGTTGAAAAGTCTGGCCAAATCTCTGTGGAAAGATTTAAATTAGCGTCGCCAGGCATGATATGAAATTGCATCATTGGTATGCTCTTTCTGCTGGCCACACCATCAAACAACATTAAAGTTTGAATATAGTTGAGTCTGGCTAATTCAGGGCAATTGGTCAAAACCAATTGTTGTTTGACCATATTTCTGAAGTCTTCAGGAACAACACTGGATCCATACTCAACCCAGGTTGAGTGTATGAATTTGTTCCAAGGAGGATCGTTGGAATAGTGAGCATGATTGGGATTATAAAAACTCAATCGGTCCGAATCGGTATGCCCTACTAGTATCAAACAGTCTTCAGGACAGGGTTCATGTTCTAGCCACCAAAGAAAAGTCCAGATTGAACTCTGCATGCTACCGCCAGCAATGCCAAAGTTTTCTATAGGGACTGAGTAATGTTTGCCTAGCAAGCCCAGAAAATTATGTGCGTGGCGATAGTGGTCATTTTGAGACCAACAGGTATGTGCGTCTGAATGTTTTTTTGATAATTCAGGATCCAGTAACTCATCTCCGTACATCCATGAGTCACCAAATCCAACTATTTTTTTAAATGTCATCTACAAATTATATCTACCACCGCTCCTGTTGAGATAACAATTTGTGCAGGCACAGTGGGTAGTGCCGGCGAGGGTGTGTAGCCTTGACCTCCGTCAATAACATTTATGGCACTCACCTGACCACCTGTAATTTCTGCTTCAGCCACAGCACCAGCACCCAAGCCAATGATTGTGACTTTTGGAGGTGCTAGATAGCCGTTGCCCGAATTGGTCACTGTAATGCCAGTGATCACTCCATTGGCAGCCTGAGCATTGGCAGTGGCCGGTCCCACAATTTCTGCTCCCGAATAACTGTTGAGTGCAAGACGCAGTAATGGATGGTATCCCAGTACATTGATATATTCTGTGCCAGTTCTATTATAATATGAAGATATATTGCTGACATCATACCATGTACTCTGATAAGTCTCGGCTGCCTGTGCTTTGACATTGCCAGTGTAATGATCCATGGTTAGTTGGAATGTGGTCAAACTAGCGCCTATGGTAGGGATAAAACTTGAATAGCGTTCAGGATTGGGTTGTACATTGCCAACCGGAGGAGGATTCAATGCCCAGTCAGGATAGTTGCCAGCATACACAGGGTTGATGTAAATTTCAGGGCCGTATATGGTAGGCACTGTGACTGTGTGACTGGGCACAAACTCTGGTAGTACACTATCTTGTATGTCCACATCGGCACGTGCTTGTGCTTGTGCATCCACGAATACTGCTTCAGTTAGATTACCACTGAATCTGTCTATGGAGTAACTGGCAGGTTCTGTAGGAAGTGCTGTGGTATCTGCAGCCGACAGCGTTACTTTGGCACGACCAAATGGTGCATTTAGTATGACCATCTCTTTTTCCAGCAATTGTACATCGCCTTGCAGATTGATTAGTCTGAATATCAAATTGCTGCCGGTAATGTTTACAGGCTTTTGATCTTGATTAATGAATTCAAACAAGATCACGTTATCCACGCCCTTGTTGATTGTTAGTTTTTTTGCGTACACTGGTTCCCACCTCCGGACAAATACCTCACCCACGCCTGTGGTG